ATAAGAGTTTACAGAGTTGCCCATCTTCATACGAGATGAAGCACAGATATTGAGATAGTCAACGAATACAATATCTGGAGCAAAATCTTTCTTGAGTTTCAGTTCATTCAAAAGAGCACGAAAGTGATTCGAGTTGGCAGATGATGTTGGATATTCTTTAACAATGAGTCTACCGTTCGTTTTCTTTTTAAGACCAGCGACTTTCTCTTTGAACATCTGTTTTGATAAGTGTTCGATTTGATCGATAGGAATGTCAAGTAAGTTAGCATCAATCCGTTCAGCGATACGTTCTTCGCTCATCTCCATTGTGATATACAAAACGTTCTTACCTAGGTTGAGTGCACCAGCCGCAATGTGACACATGGCAAGTGATTTACCAACACCAGTACCAGCAAGGATAATATTCAAGCTCTTGAGAGACAGACCACCTTTGGTAATCTCATTCAACAGTTCGATATCAAAAGGGATTTTTTCTTCTTCAGTATGGTAGAACTCATAACGCTCTTCTACATTCTCAAGATAATCGTGACCAACATTCGTATCAAATGTGACGCCAAGAGCCTTGGTTAGAATATCAGGCAAAGCATTTTTTGTGAGAGATTTGTGTTTACCATCGATGATTGAGATGGATTCCATCACGGCATTGTACAGTGCACGATCTTGACACCACTTCTCAGTGTTAGTCAGTAGCCATGTTTCATCAACAGGTTCTGCTTTGAATAGTTCTGGTAGGATCTCTACCGCATGTCTATATTGCTCATCTGTAAAACCTTCTGCGTTATCAAGTTCAATCTTGAATGCTTCTGGTGTTGGTAGCTTATTATACCTACCACTAAAATTTAGAACTTCATAGAATAACTTTTGATAGACACCCTCAAAATATTCTGGTTTGATAAACGGAACAACCTTTCGCACATAATCCATATTCGTGAGAAGATTGCGTATGATTGTTTGTTCTATATTCGCATTAATCATTAGGATCTTTCATATAATAATAGTTACTATCCATTCGAGTACCTTCAGTGTAATCTAAGACACCTTCGGTTCTCATCTTTGCTCTGATCTTGGTAGCAGAAATATCATGTATATCCTCACCTAGATCATGCTCAGTAAATGTATATCCAACACCACGTCCATACGAAATGTCTACGATGTTTGGAACCACCATTATAACATAATCCTTACCCCTTGTAAAGTGGGGAGACAAGCCTTTTTCAATATTATCGAATACCTCTTGTTTGTGAAAGGGATTATCCATCTGTGCTGCAGTTCTACCGCCACCAGCATCCTCACCAACAATACCCATTACATCACGTACTTGAATGACCACTTGGCCTGTAATAGCGTGTGCTCTTTTAAAAAGTTCTGTATGACCATCATGCCATGGTTGCCAACGTCCAAGCATCTGCACTGTTGGTTTTTGCCAATCAAAATCTGGCGTGGTGAATGCATCTATATCATCTTGACTAATCATTTAGTTTCTCTAATATTTTTTCATCTTCTTCCATTATATCTACTGCAAATTGTATAGCAGTCATATTATTCATTCTCGAATACCTATTCAATGCTTCTCCCAAAACTTCGTGTGTATTATCAAACCAACTTGAGACATGGTAATCTACGTTTTTTAACTGAGGTTTTTGGAATATTTTATTTGTATCATCAAAACGACCAAATGGGATTGTATCCATCCATACTGTAAAGTCTGGTTTAAAGTGTTCACGTGTAGCATCAGTTGGACAGACAAAATCAGCGACAACAAGTTTGCCTGACATAACTGCACCATCTGCAAGGTATCGCATTCGGTCAGCTTGTCTCAACCTACCAGCCTCAGAAAAATCCCATTTGCTTGGATCTCTACCTTCATATTTCTGTCGTATCTTATCAGCATTTAACCAAACAGCATTCAGTGTCTTGGCAAGAGGTTTTGCCAGAGTAGTCTTTCCACTACCTGGCAAACCACAGATCAAGATCTTCATTTCTTTTCCTTTGGATTCTTCATATGTGCAGCCGTATAAAGGATGTTCTCCAAGATAAGACCAGCAGTCTCTTGTAGTTCAAAGTTGGTATCTGCATCAAGATCATCAATAGGACTTGACACAATATCAAAGTTGAAAGAGAGGTGTTCGCCATCATCAGTAACTTTCAATGTACTAAACGCAAGAACGGTTTCATTAAACTCGCCTGTGAGAATACGGATATCCCAGTTCTCTCCAGTGCCAGTAATCATTTCATAATCTGTATTTTCTTTCATAACTTATACCTCAAACTTAGTCCTAGTTTTGTTCCTTTAAAATAGCTTGTGCAGTGAATGCGTTGGTTGTCAAATATGATAGCAGAGCCTCTGGTAAATGTATATGATTTACCTGATAGTCCAAACAAATCACTTGGCTGATAATGACGTAGATATTGGTGGGCCAACACTGGATCGATTATAACACCTGTTTTACCTTCGATTGGATATTCGTTTGGATTACCTTTCACACCAGTATTAGGATTAAACTGTAAAACTGGATGATGCATACACCAAGTTACACCATTCATTTTCCACTTTTGGTCGAATATAATCAAGTTAGGTGAGTAACCCATCGGATATTCAATCTTTAATGGTATGACTACATTCAAGTTATTATCCAAATGTGAGAACCAATCAGTATGTGGTAGATATGGCTTATCGTGTTGGTAATAGTTACCACTCTTGAACTGGATCTTCTTACCAAGAATATCTTGTATGATTTTGCTAATCTTACCGATGTGTATACCAGGATCAGCCGTGTTCATTACACCAAGATGTCGCTTGTCTTTAGAGTCATAATCCCTAATACAATCATCAATAATCTCATTAGGGATTACATTAAACTCATGGACAGTTCTCATACCTCTGCTTCTTCCACGATAATACCGCCATGGATCTGCCAGTTACACCCTTGAGTTTCGAAACCCTTTTCTTCAAGAAAATCATTTCTCCAATGCTGTTCTTCGTCATTTTCGAACTCTTCTTCAAGTGCCTCTTGTTCTTCCTCAGTAAAATGTTTACCGTAGAAAATAAACTCTTCCCAACAACCATCCCATGTACTATCCATTTCAATCTCTTCAAATGACTCATAGTCCCAGATATCAGGCTCATTATCGTCTTCCCAACTATGAACCCCCTCTACAAAGATACATGATTTTAGATCATCGACTTCTTCTTGATTTTGAGGAGTTACAATGAATGTTCCATTTCTCCAACCGATTTCTGTATTCAGACCTCGACCATCCTCATGCCTATACATTTCAATCTCGATAAGAGATTTTTTTCTATATGCACTTACTGCATATGGTTTACCTATTTCGATATTCATAGCGTACCCTCTTCAACAATCTCATCCATACTTACTTCAGACTTATGACCGAGTTCGTATTGGTTCTGAATGAACTCTGCAAAGTTAGTCTTTTCAAATACAGGTTCCCAGAACTCTTTCTCATTCGTGGCATCCAGACGAACCTTGCCAGTAAGAACCTCACCAGTTTCTGGGTTTACGCCTTCATACCAACCATTGGAAGGTTTACGAGCATACTCACCTGCGAGTGCTACATCAAGCAAACCAGAGTGACTGTGGACACCACCATCCCAAGATACTGAGATAGGAATACGAGATTTCTCTTTTACAAACCGTGATTTCTCTACGTTGATCACGAAGTCGTAGCCAACAATGTCAGTACCTTTTTTGTTCTGACGACGCCCAATAATCCAGATGTTATCAGAAGAATAGTAGATGCCTGTACCACCAGATACAATATCTTTTGGAAACAGACCTTGTTCTTTGTACGTGTGGTTGATAGCCAGCATAGGAATATCCTTCATTGCCAGATATGGAGTACACATACGGAACAAGCCTTTCAATGCTTTAGCACGAGACATATCTGCCACTGCTTTCTCATTGATAGCATCTTCCATCTCTTTCTTGGATGCAACGTTACCGATAGAGTCAATAACCACAATAACCTTGTCGTTACGTGCAATACCTTCAAGTTGTCCAATCAAGTCAAACTTGAGTTCCTCGATATTAGTAATCGGTGTGTGTAGCACACGTTCAGTGTCAATACCAAACTGTTCGAAGTATGATTGTGGAGAACCAAACTCCGAATCGTAAAACAACATCACCGCATCTTTATGTGCGTTGAGATATGCCCCAGCCATAAGCAAGGCAAAAGAAGTTTTGAAATGTTTAGATGGACCAGCAAGTGTGGTCAATCCTGGTAGGAGACCACCATCAATAGACCCAGACAAAGCAACGTTAATCATAGGAACGCTGGTAGGTGTAGGGGTCTTCTCATTAAAAAATTTAGACTCAGATAGAACTGAAGTATGTTTCAACTTCGAGTTCTTTTTGAGTTTGTCCATAATACTCATATATTATTCCTCTCTGTTTGAATATGCTGAGTTGATTATATCAAACTTTTCAAGGATTGTAAAGAGTTCTTTATCCATATTCATAAGATTTTTAATAGCATCCACACGCTTATCTTGAATACCACGTTTGAACTGACGATT